GCAACTTGCATGAAGAACTAATTTCTCCTGTCGCAAACTTTGGGGACTTCGGTCCCCTTTTTTTGCCTTTGTATTTGCAAATTGTAAACTAATTATAGTATAATGAACGAATGGCTATTATTGAATTAAAAGATAACGAAAATTTGGTATCCTATATGTTAACCGAATTAAGGTTAAGTAGGATAGACCATAAATTTCTAGAAAGTCTTAGACAGTATGCTAGGACTAAAAAACAAATAACGTCAAATCAAGATACCCTTTTCAAAAAGATATTGGGAAAATATAATAGACAATTTGTAAAGAAGGAATTCTTTTTAGAAAAGTTGCTATCACTAAATTGGAGTTGTACGGTTATACCTAGCAGTCCTTTATATACAGAGGCTTATTTGTTATTAGAAAATAACAAAATAATATTTAGATCGCCTTTTAATAGAGAATTTGTTAATGACTTGAAAAAAAATCCTATATACTCTATGAAATGGATTAGAGAAAGCAAGCAATATGAACTAAATTATAGTACCAATATATTGCGTGACTTGGTTACTATTACTTCAAACCATTTTCCTAAATATAATCTCTGTCCAGCGTTAGAAAATATATTGAAAGAGGTAAACAATTACTCAGATGTAAAGTATTGGGATCCGACACTAGTACAATCTAATGGAAAGTTATTTTTATATGCAATTAATAGTTTTTTAATGGACGCTATATCTAATATCAATTTAGAATTCGATATAAAAACTATATCAGACTTGACTCAATATGGAATTAATATTGATTCTTCTGTGACTGACTATATAATAAACACTAAAAATGTTTTACCTAACAAAGTAAAATTTGCAAGCCAATTTAATCCTATAGTTGAAAAAACAGACTTACCTGATATTATAGATTGGCTAAAAGAATTAGAGTGTGATGCGGTGTTAGGTGTGTGGAATACTTCAGAAATACCTGATAAATTGAAACTTGCCGGCATAGCATCCTATAATATTACTGATTCAAAAGTAAATATAAAACAAGATGAACATCGTAAAATTGTTGTGTTCAACTTTAAATCGTTTGACCTAGTCTATTACAAACCTTATAGACTTTATAAACTGGTAAGGTTTGTTAATTCTCAACCAATAACTATAAAATGAAACAATGTAAATTAATTATCAAAGATGAAGTCAATGTAAAACTTGAAGGGCTTGAATTGGCTGAACGCAAAGCATTGATGAAGATGTTTGAGTATGAGATACCGGGCGCAAGATATTTACCCGCGGTAAGGTTAGGTCGATGGAATGGTAAGGTCAGTTATTTTAGTTTGGGTGGTAGTACCTATATCAATCTATTGCCTGAGATTCTTCCTGTACTAGACAGAGCCGGATATGATATTGAGTTAGACGATATCAGAGAATACACAAATACTTTCAATTTTGCTCAAGTGTCCGAGGATCTATTTTCTAATCATGTTTGGCCCAAGAAGCATCCATTAGAAGGACAGCCTATTAAGTTGCGTGACTACCAAGTAGAAGTGATTAATCGCTTCCTTGAAAATCCACAATGTATTCAGGAAGTTGCTACAGGTGCAGGCAAGACGATCACAACTGCCGCATTGAGTTATAGCATACAAGAATATGGGCGCAGTATCGTTATCGTTCCTAATAAAAGCCTAGTCACACAAACAGAAGAAGATTACAAGAATGTAGGATTAGATGTTGGGGTATACTTTGGTGATCGTAAAGAGATAGGCAAGACTCATACTATCTGCACATGGCAAAGTCTAAACAACATGCTTAAGAAAACAAAATCAGGTGAGGCTGAAATTCCTATTGGCGAGTTTATTGAAGATGTTGTTTGTATCATAGTTGATGAGGTACATCAAGCAAAAGCCGATGCATTAAAGACATTAATGACAAGTGTGTTCAGTCAGGTACCAATTCGTTGGGGTCTAACTGGCACTATTCCTAAAGCAAAGTTTGAAGCACAGGCATTGTTCGTTAGTATAGGTCCTGTTATCGGTAAACTAAGTGCAAGCGAACTACAAGATAAGGGTGTATTGGCAAGATGCCATGTCAACATTATACAGTTAAAAGATGACGTTGAATTCAGTAACTATCAAAGCGAACTAAAACACTTATTAGAAGATAAAAATAGGTTAGATACTATCGCTGAATTAGTCCTTAAAATTAAGGATAGTGGCAACACACTTATTCTAGTAGACCGTGTAAATGCAGGAAAAGAATTAATTGACAGATTACCGAATGCGGTATTTGTGTCCGGAGAAACTAAACTAACAGAAAGAAAAGAAGAATATGATGAAGTTGCGACTTCTAATGATAAGATTATTGTGGCGACTTATGGTGTGGCCAGTGTGGGTATTAATATTCCTAGGATTTTTAATCTGGTTCTTTTGGAGCCCGGAAAAAGCTTTGTTAGGGTTATACAAAGCATTGGGCGAGGTATTAGAAAGGCTGAGGACAAAGACTTCGTACAAATCTGGGACATAACAAGTAGTTGCAAGTTTGCCAAACGACATTTGACTCAAAGAAAAACCTTTTACAATGAAGCAAACTATCCATTTTCTATTGAAAAACTTACTTACAGGTAATATAATAATAACATGAGAATTCTAACATTAGAAAATACATTCTACAATCTTGAAACATTGCCGGAAGAAATAGATGATCTGCGCTTTGCTATATTAGATAATAGCAATCCGCAAAATGTAGATTACCATTACATTCCATTAATCTTTTTAGAAAGTTTTAACAGTCCTGCATTAGTATTGCGTATAGGCAATCAAACAATCAAGATGCCAGTGGATTGGCAAATATTGATTGGTGAGCAAGAACATGGTGATTTAGAAACACTGCCATTAACTAGTATTAACGACCGCGGATTTAATGCCTTTGAATTTAATCCATTGAGTTCATTCAGCCCTAGTTTCTTGCCAATCGAAATCGTAGACATATACCATGATGTAACTTGGTATGCCCCTCGATTAAAGAACGGACAATTTTTATGTGTCCCCATTGACGATAGCCCTCAACCCAGATGCATTTATTTTGTAAAAGAGATTAGTAGAAATTGTGAGATAGTAGATTATAGTCAGGCGTTTTGATGGCAACGAAAAAAAATATACCAGTTGAAGAAAAGTTTGAAAAACAGGATCTCGACTTGTTCGAGGTCCTTGCCGCACTTGATAGAAAAGATTATAACTATTACGATAAACTAACTGAAGAACAACAGAAGAAGTTTGTCCCTTATATGCTTACATTATGGATGAGTTGTATTAAGGGAAACAGCACATTGCAGGGATATTATGTAATGAATACTGAATATACTGCAAACAAGTATCTATTCAATGAGAATGTGCAGAAGCATCCTAAACTACAATGGTTGATGTTATGTGCCGCAAGTCCCGGTATAGGAAAACAATTCCATCAGTGGATCCCACACATCAGAGATAAGGTAGCAAAATTAAAAGAATCAGCAAAAGTAAAAGAGGTTAAAGAATTCTACAAGAAGATTTATCCTAAAACAGATGAAAAATCATTAGACGAATTCGTGGATGCATTTGTTGAAGACCATAAAAGAAAAACATATCTTGCAGAAACTTTTCCCAATCTAAAATTAGACGATATTGAAACATTAAACGCACTGGTAACAGATGAAGATATTAAACACTACGAAAGAGAAAGAGGCAATTAAGCAACCTAAACATAGTTGTGAATTTTGCAAGCGTGAGTTCCTGCGTGAGTCTACTATACTTAAACATATATGTGAGTATAAGCAACGATGGCTCAACAAAGATATGCAAGGAAATCGTATAGGATTTCAAGCATGGTTACAATTTTATAAAAAGAACAGTACAGGAAAAAAGAATAAGACTTTTGAAGAATTTATAAGGTCTGCTTACTATACGGCTTTTATAAAATTTGGCAATTACTGCGTACAAATCAATTGTATTAACGTATCTAGGTTTGCAGATTGGTTAGTAAAGAACCAAATTAAAATAGATTCATGGTGTACTGATACTAACTATACTAAGTTTTTGATAGAATATTTGCGACTAGAAGATCCATTGGATGCTATAGCCCGTAGTATAGAGGCAGCAATAGAACTATCAGAAATCGAAACTATACAATCTAAAGATGTACTAAGATATGCAAACAAGAATCGTGTTTGTTATGCAGTCACTACAGGTAAAATTAGTCCATGGATGCTTTATCTAGTTTAGATTCAACACAAGAAAAACTTATTATGGATTATATTAATCCTGAACAATGGGCTATCAAATTCAAAAGAATTCCTGATAAAGTGATTGAAGTGAAGGAGTTATTGAGTGCCGCGGGATACTGAATTTAAACATTGTGTAAATCTGTATTGGATGAATGGTGATACTGTTTCTGATTGGAATGAAAAGTGTGCCCATGCCATAGAATTGTTTGGGTTGCCGGGCGATAAATTTGTCACACACCCCACTGAAACTTATATGGAGTTTTATTTCAAAAACGAAACTGACGCAATACATTTTAGTTTGGCATGCTTGTAAAGTTACTTGAGTTTGAATTACCCACTGGTGCTGGCGGAATGTCCGCGCAAATGTCTAGATCCCTAATACTACGTAGATTTGAGCAGTTTAGAAAAGAACATGGGGTTGAATTTAAGTACCTAACTGTGGGATATACTCTTGAAGTTTGGTTTACAAAAGACAGCGACTATACACTATTCTTTTTAATGCACGACACCAATGACGGTTGGCGTAAATATAAATTAAAAGAAAAAGAAATAAATGGCGACACCGACTGACATTGAATATGTTTACAATTATTATGATCCTGTTCGTGGCTGGGATCATACAAATCAAAACTGGTATACTTATAACATATACAATATAGGTCCGTTCAAACATCTGGAAATTGTTAAGTGGTTATATGATATGATTGATAATCCTGAGAGACATGCAAGATGGGTCAGATTTCAAAATGATTCAGCATTTAGATTTCGTTACGAGCGTGATTATATAATGTTTACATTGCGCTGGTCATGACTTTAATAAAATTAAATGGTGATCTTACACCTGAACAAGAACAATGGATATTGCACAATGTGGGACCAAGGATGTTTTACTTGCACAATAGTTTAGGCGGAGAAGGTTGGATTCTTAAAAGAAACTATAAAAATCATAGTTGGGAACTGGCTTTTAAAGATGAAAAAGATGCAATAATGTTTAATTTACGCTGGCTATGACTGAAGTTAAAATATATGATTGGAGTCCTATAAAAATCATAGACACTGTATCAGATATGCGTAAGAACGGATTTGTACAGCATGTTGATTTTGATTTTGAATATCATCCTCCTGTATACGATTCTTTTACAGGAAATACCGTTGACAAGTTTGTGATTTTTAGATTTTATACTGATAAATTAGCCAGCTGGTTTACTCTTAAATGGGGTTAAACAAAACTATTGTTAGGTACATAAAATTCATTTAAATCTATCTTATCTAGAAATGTATAGTCATCAGTTATTGCTTTGGCAACAATTTTCTTAATCATCAAATTAAACAAACTACCCATTTTAATTTTTTCATTATAATAAATTTCATCTTTGTTGTAGTCAAAAATAAACTTTTTAGATTCTAGTTTGTATGACTTCCAATCTTTCAATAGTTTTTTGTCGTGGTTTAACATACTCCATTTTTGAAAATCAGTGCTTGCAAAGAAATGATGATAGTATGTATCCATAAACGTTTGATTTACTAATTGTCTAGCGTTTGGATCCATAAAAGCAAGCATTCTAAAATAAACAAATTGCCATTTGAAGCAAAAGTTATACCACCAAAAGAAATGAAAATTTGAGTGCACTTCGCAAGGTGCAGCATGTCTGATTTGGTCATCAAGAACATCAAACCATTTGTTAGCGTGTCCTATCTCCATAGATTTACTTAACCAATCGACAATAAATTCACGGCTATACTTGTCATGTAACTTATCGCTATCAGCATACTTATAGACTTTGGCTAAAATATCACTGCCAAATAATTGATCATTGCATTCCCCGCCCACAATTAAACTAGTGCCATCCATCATTGAACTATATCTTTCACTAGAGATAATGGTAAACTTTGTTCTTATGTGATCGTAGAAAAAATTAATATTTTCATTAATGCTATCTGTGCTCATTGCAACACGAACTCTATTTTTCAGTTCATGTGCATCAAGCACTTTCATAAAACTTATTAATACCGCAGTACTATCTATTCCACCACTATAAAATAAAGTAATAGGGATATTAAGTTTTTTACTTAGTTCTACTAGTTCAACTGCTCTTTTTAAACAGCAATCTTCATATGATAAATCAAATCCCGTCAAATCTGTAGGTATTTTAAATGGTTCATACACTTTATATCTATATGGCATTACAACATGATTAGTTCTATCGACTAATCCAATTGGAACTTTTACTAATTTATAAATTGCAGACCACTGAGCGACATCAGTACTTGGATATGAACTAAAGTCATGCGATTTTGTAAAATAAAAATTTTTCATTAACTACCTTTAACTTATGTTAGTGTAAATAGTCGCAACAGCCTCATTATAGTTTTTAACAACATCATCCATAGTTTTAGACATAGATATTTTTCTTGCGAATTTAGTGTATAAAGCATGGCTTCGTAAGTAAACTAATCCATATCCTTCTTGACGTAATTTTAATTCTTGGTAAGCAGCCTGAGGAGGAATTTCTTGTATATTAGCCCAATCTTGTATAGCAGTAGTATACTCATTTTTTTCCGGATCGCATTTGTTTAGTTGATCTATTAAAAAAGGCATCATATGTGAAGTGGCATAAAAATCCACCATTTTCCTACAACTTCTTCTGATTTGAAATTCCCATTGATTTAAGAAAAATTTCTTGTGAATAAATATTCTTCTTTTTTCAATCCATTCATTTGTTATGAATTTAGGAGGTAATTCAGTAATATTAAAATTAAAATCAACCTGGTAATGACGTTCTATATCATTAAAATTATATTTCCAATCATCTCGTTCAGCAACTAATAATTTAGGAAATACCATTGATAAACCATTTGTTATTCCTAACAACAAACTAGAAGCATGACTATCACATGTAGCAGTACCATATATAGAATTGGTACTGTCATCTACTATTAAAATAAAATTGTTATAAATTTGATCGTTCATTTAGGTTCTATGAGTTCCATTGAACATGGGATGATTAAATTCTTGGTCTACACTACTAAAAATATGTAATGGAAGTACAACTAAACCATCGCCTTGAGTACTAAAATGGTGTGGTATCATCTTATCTAATATTAATACGTCACCTGGATTTAGTGGTACAATGGTGTAATTATCGTTTTGACCTATGTAACTTGTACCTTTGCCACTAAGAACATATACTACTCTTGCAGTTGAATGAATGTGATGAGCCTGTTCACTAGTAAAAGGTGGAATATATAACATTTGCCATGTGGGGTCTCCTAACCGATTAGGATTTATAAGTTGCTTTGTACTACATCCATTAATGTATGGCAGGTCTGTTAGTCTGTTAAATGAACTTGACCTTTTTTCAGGGGTGTACCCAAATATTTCAACGCATAAAATCTTACTATTAATGTTACTTCCGTCACCAGATACACTAATCACTTCATTATTGTCTATAAACCAATAACTAGATTTTTTGTCTGTAGGTACAATATGACTACCTATATAAGCCTTGTACTGATATAGGTCGTATTCTGATGACTCAATTATGGTTGATTTATGTTTGTTTGCGTGTTGGTAGTTTGTCATGATGCGTATATTTAGTGCCAAATCATATTGCGCCTTTTAATTTTTATGTTATAATACGTTATGGATAAACCCTTTCAATTAATACCATTAAACAGCCAGAAAAGCCATTGGCAAGTTATTTGGGACAGAACCAAATATGACGATATACGCAGAGTTTTGGAGAAGAATTTGTTGTTGGATGTTTTGTTTCGTGACGCAAAATGCATTGAAGTGGGATTAAGAATTGCATTGAATGGTGGAGAAAAAGAAATTATGTGGATTGACAATAAGACATATTGGCAAGATACATCTAAGCAATACAGCGAATACTTACAGGATATGTATGTAATCACTGGTGTCGTTTTTAAAAACGAAACTGAAGCGACATTCTTTAGAGATTATTTAGAGAAAAAGGTTATTTGGAAATTATTGACTACTTGATATGGATATCATACAGGAATTATCACCTATCATTGAGATGATTGACGAAATAAAGGTCAACCCCTCTGATAGTAACAAAGTAACATTCAAAGTTAAAGATGACCCCATGACTGTAATTAAATGGTGTCGTAGAAACTTTGGTAATAGGGGTGATGGTTGGGATTTCTCCGGTGGGACTAAAAATATAGAAGTAACGATTTGGTCAAGTAAACTAAAGGTTATGTGGGAATTATGGCAGAATTAAATTCAGAATGGAAGTATAAAATAACAATCAACGAAAAAGACTGGGAACAAGTTCAAAAATGGTGTGAAATTTATATTGGTGAGTTTGACAAGCAATGGTATAAATTGGGCATGGATATTGCACAGAATATATTTGATGCGGACTATAGAACCACGTGGTTGTTTAAAGAAGAAAAAGATGTTATAATGTTTAAATTGAGATGGGCATAATGGCTAATGATATAATGATAGATTTGGAAACGCTTGATACAACTCCATATTGTGTTATACTAACTATTGGGGCTGTTCGTTTTGATCCTAAGGGGCAAGGTGTTGTTGAAAGATTGGAATTACGTCCTACTATTGAAGATCAGACAGAGATACATAATAGAGTGATTAACGAAGATACATTACGTTGGTGGAGTACACAAAGTCCTGAGGCACAAGAAGAAGCATTGGGTGATCGGGATAGAATTTCATTTAGAGAATGCATGGAGACCCTTTATAAGTTTTGTTGGAACCGTCGTGCTGTTTGGAGTAATGGCGCGGGCTTTGATATCGTAGCATGTGAAACAGGAATGCGTCAAACATTGACTGAGTATCCTAATCCTATACCTTGGCCCTTCTATACTGCTAGAGATACTAGAACATTGTATGAGATTGCTGGTGTAAAACTAAAAGATGGCGGGCATGTAACAAGTCATAAGGCTGTAGAAGATGCCGAACGACAGGCTATTGTCGTGCAACAAGCGTATATGAAATTAATAAAAGCAGGATTTATGGCATGAAGTTCAATAGTGATATTGATATTGATTTTGGTGATAGGGACAAAGTATTGTCATTAATTAAACATATCCCTGCCGCTATGCGTAAAGTTGATCCTAAACGCAAACATGCGACTGGTATATATGTTACTGACATTCCATATGATCCTGTATCTGATATGGCATCTATAGACTATTCTGATGCTGAAATGCGAGGTTACCTCAAATTAGATTTTCTTAATGTTCATGTATATAATAAGGTACGTGATGAGAAGCATCTAAATGAATTAATGAACTCTGAACCTGATTGGAATATGTTAAAAGACTATAATAAGATGAAAAGTCTTATACATTTACAAAATCACTATCAGACAATCAAAAAAATGCCAGAGCCTATTGATAGTATTCCTAGACTTGCTATGTTTTTAGCAGTTATTCGACCTAGTAAAAAGCATCTAATAGGACTTCCTTGGTCAGAAGTCTCTAAAACTATATGGGATCGTGATAGTACTGGATATAGTTTTAAGAAAAGTCACGCTATAGCCTATGCACATTTAGTAGTTGTGCATATGAATTTACTTAGGGAATCCTTTTTACTAGAGTAATGCTTCTGCGTTTGGTCCTGCGTTTGTGTAAATCACTAATACTACAAGCAGGACCGTGTAATATCGTAAGGCTCTTGTTATTAAAAGTACGCAAATAGGGTCTGAAAATACTCCACTCATCCTTTAAAAACAGGTTTATGGGGATAAGTCTATTACTCTCCCACCACCAAACATCTCCTAATTCTAGGAACTTTTCCTTAATTATTGGGTCTACAATAGAGCCATAATCGTATATAGTAGTGACAATATCATCCCTATTTTGTACTATGCCAACATAATCTTGGTTAGCATAGGAGCATATTGTTATGAAGGGGTGATTTTCACTTAATTTTTTAAAGAAATCTTGTTGCATTAAAATTAATAGTCTCGGAAATATTTATACCCGCAAAATTACCATTTATATTTTGATAATTAGGGAATAAATATAAGCATGTACTCAACTCAAGTTTTCGTTTATACTCAACGACAAATCGTTATACTACTAACAGGCCTTAGCCCAAGGAGTTATATGCCACAGTATGCAAAGCCACTGACCCTACACAAAGGGGTAGATAATCAATTACAATTTCAGTTCTTAAATCAGGAACAAAAACCTGTCGATATTACCGGAAAAGAAATTACCTGTAGAATTATTAATTACATGGGTAATCAAATACTTATTCAAAAGGCATTAACTGTTCAATTAGGTGCTACGGGCATAGCATCTTTATTCTTAAATGCAGCAGATATCGAAAATATCGATATGCAAAAGTGTTTCTATACACTAGAAATTCCAGTAGGTGAATTCGATTTTCCTGTATTTGTGGATCAAAACGCCGGGGCAAGGGGCGACATTAATATTGTGAATTCCGTATTACCTAGTTTTGTTCCTAGCCAACCTGTCAGTATCCCTTCAGGACAGCCTTTCCCCAATCTCGCAAATTTAGGAAACGGGAACTCAAATACAGTAACATACTATAGTAGTACGATTAACACCGAAGATAATCCTATATTAACCTTGCAAGTTCATTATGATGAATTTTATGGTAATGTAGCAATTTTGGGTTCTACAATTGTAGACGGTGATTGGTATCCCATACAATTACATGAATACTCTAACGTCACAGAAACAAAAGGCTATGTAGTTAGAGGATTCCATCCATATATTCGTATGGAATTTGAAAGTAATGCCGGCGCGGCAATGAACATATTGGCTAGATAAGTTCTTGCATAATCACATAGATTATGCTAAACTAGCAGTTGATGTTTGATATACTAACTTTAATTCCGGGCAAGAAAAAAGTAACACATGGCGGTTGGCATAGTTTCAACGCCATTTGTTGCCACCATAACGGACATAAACCCGATCAGCGAGGACGCGGCGGAATAAAGTTTGATGGTCAAACAAATTGGTCTTATCATTGTTTTAACTGTGGGTTTAAGTGTGGTTTTAAACTAGGAAGAATGATAACACACAATACAAAAATGCTATTAACTTGGTGTGGAGTTGACGATACACAAATTGGAAAGTGGAATCTTGAAAGTCTAAAGAAAAAAGATATTTTAGATTTTACGCAACCGAAACAAAAAGAAAAGAAAATTAAATTTAAAGACCATGAATTGCCTGATGATGCAGAATTATTAGATGAAACTAATCCTGCACACAAAGTGTATGTAGACTATCTGAAAGACAGGGGTATAAGTAGTACAGAATATCCTTTTATGATAACACCAAATGCGTTTGGCAGAATGGCAAATCGTGTTATCATACCTTATACATATAAAAACAAAATTGTAGGGCACACAAGTAGATTTTTAGATAATAAAACTCCGAAGTATATCAATGAACAACAAGCAGGATATGTATTCGGATATGATTTTCAAAAGCCTGAATGGCAAGTTTGTATATTGGTAGAAGGAATTTTTGATGCACTAAGCATAAGTGGTTGTGCATTAACACACAACACAATCAATGACGATCAGGTATCAATGTTAGCACAATTAAATAGGCGTATTATATTTGTACCAGATCATGATAAAACTGGTCTTGAAACATGTGATAGGGCGTTAGAATTAGGTTATAGTGTAAGTATACCCAATTGGGGGTTTGATGTAAAAGACGTAAACGATGCGGTAGTAAAATATGGGAAACTGCCTACACTACTAAGTATTCTACAGAACGCAACAAATAGTAAAATTAAAATAGAAATGCAAAGGAAAAAACTTGGTAAAGGATTATAACACAGATATTCAAAAACTCTTTTTGCGTATGATGGTTACAAACGCAGAGTTATATACTAGGGTTATGAATATTATGAACCCTTCTAACTTTGATAAAACATTAAAGCCTGTGGCTGAGTTCATCAAAGAGCATAGTGACAAATATAAAGTTTTGCCGGATGTTAATCAAATTAAAGCAACATGCGGTGTTGAGGTTGAACCCATAGAAAATATGGATGAGGGACACAACGAATGGTTCTTAGATGAATTTGAAAAATTTACTAAAAGACAAGAACTAGAAAGAGCAATCTTAAAGAGTGCTGACTTACTTGAAAAGGGTGAGTATGACCCCGTTGAAAAACTAATTAAAGATGCAGTACAAATCAGTCTACAAAAAGACATGGGTACAGATTACTTTGCTGATCCTAAGGCTCGACTATTAGCATTGAAATCTAACAACGGTCAGGTAAGCACAGGCTGGCCTAGTATGGATAGAAAACTCTATGGAGGTTTCAATAGGGGTGAACTACAAATCTTTGCTGGTGGTAGCGGATCAGGTAAGAGTTTGTTCATGCAGAACCTGAGTGTTAACTGGGCACAACAAGGACTAAGCGGAGTGTATGTTACACTTGAACTTAGCGAAGGGTTGTGTAGTATGCGTATTGATAGTATGATGACTGATACAAGCAGTCGTGAAATTTTCAAAGACATTGATAATGTCGAAATGAAAGTTAAAATGTTAGCCAAGAAGGCTGGTAAGTTACGTGTGAAGTACATGCCAGCACAGAGTACAGTAAATGACTTACGGGCATATTGTAAAGAACTTCAAATACAGACAGGTATGAAACTTGATTTCTTATGTGTTGATTATTTGGATTTGCTTATGCCTGTCAGCGCAAAGGTCAGCCCTAGTGATTTGTTTGTTAAAGATAAGTATGTGTCGGAAGAATTGCGTAACTTGGCTAAAGAATTGAATGTGTTGTTTGTAACAGCAAGTCAATTGAATCGTTCAGCAGTTGAGGAGATTGAATTTGATCACAGTCACATTAGCGGTGGTATTAGTAAAATCAATACAGCGGATAATGTATTTGGAATCTTTACATCTAGGTCTATGCGTGAGCGCGGCCAATATCAATTACAATTGATGAAAACCCGTAGTAGTTCAGGTGTAGGTCAAAAGATTGAACTAGAATTCAACGTAGAAACACTTAGAATTACAGATCCTGATCCAGATGGATACGGAGAACAACAAAAAAACAATAATCCACAGCCTAGTCCTAATGACATTATGAGTAGACTTAAGGCTCAATCTACTGTTACTGAAACTATAAATCCATCAACAGGGGAGATTGAACCACTACAAAAGAAGGTTGTAGCCGACGTACAAGGGGCAAAACTCAAGTCTTTACTTAATTCCTTAAAGAAATAATTATCTGGTAATCGAATAAATACAAGTAGGATAATTATATGCAGAAACAAACTCGCTCCCTGTTACAGGAATTAGAGGCTATTGGAAATAATCGTGACACGGCACATATCATTGAGAGCCGTGGCCACAATATAATAACCAGTGCGATTAATTTACTTGAATTAATTAATCGTCATTATACACCAGAGCAAGCCTTAATTTTGGAGAAAAAGTTGCTAAATGCTATTAGAGCACGTGACCAGGGCAAGTTTTCTAAAACTTTAAGGAAAAAACAAAGTGAAACTGAATGAATTTAAAGTCAAAAAGCAAGTCAACGAATTAGACATGAGTGACTTAATTGGTGACTTAGGTGCTGCAAAACTTAAGTCAGGGTTTGGTAAACTAGCAGGCGGCGCATCTGGCCAAATGAAGTCATCTGATATTGCTGCCCGTGATAGATTCATTAAAGATTTCGTAGGTAATACTGCTAGCGAATTAGCAAATGCAATAAGTTCAGGAATCGTAACAGTAGGTGCACCAGCCGGCACTCCACCTAGTGGACCAACCCAAGCAGGAGGAACTCCCACAACTCCACCGACCGGTGGCGCACAGGGTGCGGCACCCCCAACAAAACCAGGGCAACCAGCGCCCCCAACACAGCCTAGTGCTACCCCTGCCCCACCAACACAAGCAACAACGCCTACCCAGCCTACCCAGCCCACACAACCAACGCAGCCTGCAACCACTACCCCTAAATTAGATCCCAGAGCAGCCGGCGCGAAGGCAAGACAAAAACTTCAAACAAGAGCATTTAACAGAGCAGTCAAAGAAAATACATATGATAAACTAAACGCTATTTTTGAAGGCATCATGCGTTTAGATGAGGCAATGTCTGTAACTGACTTTATTAAAAATAAAGTTACAAACTATATGAAGGGTACGCCTAACTTGGATAAGTATGCACCTGATATAGAGAGACTTGCTGCCGAAGTTGGTAAAGCATATGGTCAAGGAGGCAAAGCAGGTAATGCTGCTATTATGGCACCATTGCAAAAAATTGGCGGTATGATGCATACTATTATTAATACTGAAATAGGATCAGACAAGCAAGTAACTGGTGCTGAACAAGGAGCCACCGCAGATTCTGCTGCAGGTGCCGAACAAGGTGCTATAGCAGCCACAACAACTGTTAATACAGGTAAGATGAAAGCATTGAAACAAGCAATCTCTAAAATGAGAAAGCGTGACCGTGATAATCTATTAAATTATCTAACACAGATTACTCCTGCACAAGCGATGGCTCCGGCAACTACTCCCGCAACAGAGCCATCTAGTGCAATGGGTGCAATGGCTAATCAATTAGCAGCGATTCCCACAGCATCAAGTACTGGTGGAAAAACAACAGGTGTATCTGGTGTAGGAAAGGGAGTTGTACGTCATACCTCTTCGCCTACTAATCCAAATCAAAGCGATAAGATAAAAGCAATGAAAGACATCGCAGCCAAAACACCAAGAACAAAAACCGTTAAAGCAAAAGCACCTGTTTAATATATTATGAGTTTATCTGAATCACTATCAGAATTATCAAAATTAATTGATAAGTTGTCACTATTTGAAGATAAGGGACACTTAGACCATCCTGAGGATTTAATCTTTTTAGGTGGAACTCAGGGTGCATTACGAGCAATTCAAGCAACACAAGATACAGTTAAGAACCCAAACAAAGTAACTATCAAGTGGGACGGATATCCTGCGCTAATATTTGGTCGTGACAGTCAGGGCAAGTTTAGTATTATGGACAAGCATATGTTCAATAAGAAAGACGGTACAGGAAGACAAGTTTATAGCCCTGATGATTTTGTAAAATATGATCAAGCCAGAGGTGTAAATCGTGCAGGATTATATGATGTGATATCTACTATATGGCCTGGATTATCAAAAGCAGATAATGGTAAAGGTTATTACTGGGGTGATTTATTGTTTAGTCAACCACTTGAAGAAAAGAACGGGGTATATACTTTTAGGGCTAACCCTAACGGTATCACATATACAATAGATCCAGATAGTGAGATAGGTAGAGAATTAACTGGTAAAACAGCAGGTATTGTAGTACATCAATACATCGATCCAAATGCGCTTACTACAGACGATGCTGTCCCATTAGACGGTACGATAGGCAAATTAAAGAATAATAGTGACGTAGCAATTGTTCCTGCTAAGATGCCGATCACTCCTAAACTAAAACTAGATAATAATTTAGTAAAGAACGCTAATAGCAAGATTAGAGAATATGGTCCTGCAGTAGACCAATTGTTTAATACAGCACCGCAAGCAAGAAATACATTTAATCAACTGTTCACCACATACATCAATAAACGAATTGTTGCAGGCAACTTAGAAGATTTACTGCCCGGATTCATGGAATATGTACAGACAAGACCCATGACTGACACAATGCGTGGTAAAATAAATGCACACCTAGAACAAAATCAAGCAGGCCTTAAGGGTGCATTTGAGATTTGGGCTGCAATTTACGCACTTAAAATGTCAGTTGTAGCGCAACTAAACAAGGCAGCAGAATCTGCCCCCGTGCAGGGCTATCTACAAGACGGAACAAAAACCCAAGAAGGGTTCGTGAGTCACGGTATAAAATTCGTAGACCGTATGGGATTTAGCCGTCAAAATCTAGCCGGCCGTTAACCCAAAACCAACATTTTTTTGTGCCAGGAATAAATAATAGTATGAGACAGTAGGTCTCAACAAACATAAGGAATTTGAAAAATGGCACAATTTACAAGAGTTAATGGTGACTTTAAACCAGTATTTCACCTAGATACAGATGCATACACCAACACAGGTGTTAACGCAGTTACATCCGCAGCAACAGTTCAGCCACAAGGCCCAAAACTAGAGTTCTGCACAATCACTTTCACTGGTACAGGCACAACAGGTGCACAGATCCTAGCAACAATGAACGCAATTCAGCAACTTGCTACTGTGTATATCTATGAATTCACAACTGACACTAATGACACATTAGCAGTTGCATTCTACCCAGTTGGTGCATGGGGTGATGTTACAGCAACTGGCGCTGGTACACTAGACCAGGCTATTACTGATAACGCAGGCGAAGCAGTTTCTATCGCTGCAACAGCAACTTTCACTAACTAATTTTAGTTTAAGTTACAAAGGCCCGAGAAATTCTCGGGCTTTTTTGTGGCTGTTAAATATGTAAATGAGTTTCATTGTTACATGCTACACGCTTTTTGACATAACTTATACTGGAGTTTTAAATAGACATAAACCTAATGTTGATGAAGATTTGAATAATTGGACATATAAAAGAAATACTCAATGTAATTTAGATACAATAGTTCAGAGTATATCATTACGCTCTCAGCCAGAAAACATTACAAAGCCCGTGAAAACGACAGTTAAGTTTGATAAAAGTTCTGAATTTGGATTTCTCTTTCCTGAGGATGAGGAGCACAACTGCTGGAGTTTTAGTTTTGAAATTATGCACCCTAGAGTTTTTGATGATGGCAAGCATGAACTAGGAGCACTATACAATGATTGTGACGGTGTGCCTATGATTAAGTGTGGTACTGAGTGGGTCAAATTACCCGAATTTTTAGATACAAGTTCGGAACTTAGAAATATCTATTTTAAGGTAGTTAATAATGAATAACAGACTAGATGTAGAATCAAAATTTGAAAAAGTTTTGGGTATTAAACTTTTAAAAGATTTAGAAAATTTAACTATTTTTAAAAATCAACATGGTAATTATGAGTTGTTTAATTACTATATTATTACAAAGATTGCCGATAAGCAATATCAAGTCACAACCAAAACTTCATTTACCACACACATTTTTCACTCATTAAAAAATGCGGCTATTTGGTGTACATATGATAAACGCAATCATTTTCATGGTAGTACGAGAATAATAGAATTAGATAGAAAATTAGCAAGTCTAGAGGCTAAACTTATATTGCATAAAAAACTATATAAAAACGCAAAAGACAATGAATCTAAACTTATCTATATTGCTAAATTTAACGAAGAAAGATTGCAAAAAGCATCAATACAACGTGAACTCAATAGATACGAAGATGAGTCCAAAAGATGGCAATTAAAAAGGTTGGCTACGAAACCAACAATTTACCATAATTAAGATAAATAATATAACAAGTACGGAATATAAAACTATGAAACTTACCGACCTAGACAATAAAAGTAACTCTGCTTCAGCAAAAGCATTAGAACAAACTTATTCTTTTTCTTTCCCTACAGAAAGAATGGGAGTTCAACAAGTTCAAACAATGTTGCGTAAAGTAACAGGGCTTATGGCTGAGTCAAAGCAGCAAGTAGATTTTTATCAAAAGCAAACTAGCCCGGCCTACATGAAACTAGTATTCATGGAACAGGCACTACAGGATCGTTATCAACAACTATTAAGCGTTAAACCAAGAATAGTTTTTGAAAACGAAGAAGTTGAAAAGTCACAAGTTGTTCTTGCCGCGCAAGACATGGTTGACTCTGTTCAAAAAATGCTAGAAGATGTTGGTCAAATGCAAGTTAAAGAATTGCCTGCATTAGTATCTAGCATTGAATCTGAAATTGGCGTTAATGAAAGCCAAACATATAATGAACAAGTTACTGCACAGTTAGATACATTAAGTGCCGCACTCAAAGAAGCATTCAATGGCTTGAAGGCTGCATTAGGTACTGTAACTGGTCAAGGTGGTGGATTTGAAGCAAGTGGTGATATGGCTGCAGCCCCAGTGGGAGGTGAAGAAGTTGATATATCTGCTGATGAAGAAACACCAGCAGGTGATGAACAAGCAGATGTTTCTGTAGAAGAACCACCCGAAGAAGCACCTGTCGCAGGCGCTGGCAGAACACTTCGTTAATCATGTTGTTATTTGAGTTGGCTGAACCTGATCCTCTGTTGATAAAAATTGCAGCGATCACCAGCCAACTTAAAAGTGATTTAGAAAAAAGTCCACCTGAAAATCCATGGTCTACTGAAGATTTGTTAAATCTTTACAATGATCATGGTATCGTATTAGACAAATCTGATTTGTACAATATGATTAAGAAACCTCCTTTGAATAAAGTTATCACCAATATTGAAGGTGATACTATTGTGTTTAAGGGTCAAAATACTGATGCACCAACTGACCAAGAACAAAGTCAAAAGGTCGTATCTCAAATGGCACAAGATGCCGCACAAAACTTACAAACTAATCAAGTATAAAACCATGCTATAAATATATGCATGACAACAAAAACATTGATGGTTTGTGGTTGTAGTTTTTCAGCCCCTAGTACCAAACTAAAATATACAGGAACACATTTTAGTCAAGTTTTGGCTAAAAAATTGAATTATAAATTAATAAATCTTGCGTATCAAGGTTGTAGTAATGGCGGCATTAGAATTCAAATAGATGAAGTTATCAGACAAAAACCCGATTTTGCAATTATTATACCTACCTTTTCTGATAGAATAGAAATTCCTGCCTCAGGATTACAAGTAGATTATAATAACTTATCTTGGTTTGAATTTGATAAACTAGTAAAAAATGACAGTGGCTACGATGAAAGTAAAGGTATAAACAATATCAATTGTACCAATAATCTTAGCCCCAGTTTGATTTGTGAGAATTTTGTTAGCGTTGTCAATAACTGGAAACATGATTATAGGAACAAACAACAATTCAAACCTGAAATCGCAGAAGCATTAAAAAATTATGTATCATACTTGTATGATCAAAATTGGAAAACACAACAAGACAGATGGATTATTGAGCATGGTGCACTAGAATTGGTTAAAAATAATATACCATTTATAATAATACCTACAATTTGGTTATGGAAGCATCAAATAAGTGAACCGAAAATATTAGATAAAAAATATTATACTGTTGATTATGAATACTGCCCACTAACAACATCAAGACAACAAGAATATTCTATAGATGATAATTGGAACGCTGACCCCGGTTATCACACTAATGTTGAGGGGCAAATCTATCTAGCCAATATGTATGAAAAATTAATGAAGGAGCGTTGGAATATATGTTAAGCGTAACTGATGCCGCTAAAAAGAAAATTCAACAAACATTAACCAAAAGAGGTAAAGGTTTAGGAATACGAGTAGGTGTTAGAACAACTGGGTGTTCCGGTTTAGCGTATGTGCTTGAATTTGTTGACAATGCTAGTGAATATGATATACAATACGATTGCAATGGCTGTAGTCTATTTGTTGACCCAAAAAGTTGTCCATATCTAGAGGGTATGACAATAGATTATGAACGAGTGGGGTTGAATGAGGGTTTTAAATTTATTAATCCTAATGAGAAAGACAGATGTGGGTGCGGGGAAAGTTTTAGAGTATGAATGATTTGGTTACAGTCACCTGTAATAAAGATAAGAGATATATGCAATTACAGGCAGAAAGTATACAAAAATTTTTATATCCATGTGCTCATTGGGTCATTATAAATGAAGATGATGTTGATATAGATGCATGGGAAAAGTTTTTAAGTCCATTCTATGATAAGCATAAACTAATTTTATTATCTAGAGAACAACTTATACCCAATAGACATGATCATACTAGTTGGTGTTTACACGAAGTATTAAATCACCCACTAAGTGGATATCTATTACAAAATGTACTTAAATTAGAAATTGCAAAAATTATACAAACTGATTATCTTGTAGTAGATACGAAGAATTTTTTTATAAAACCGTCCCATTTAGATGAGTGGGACAACTATATAGGATCAGAGTTTGTAGAATTCATAGATGATGTTCCTGAATCTTTTTTAAAACTTTTCCCCTTTGCCACAGGAAATAAATCTATTTTTGGAGAAGCAATCGTATCTTATGCAGAACAACTAAACAAAGAAATTCCTAAGTATTACTTTTCTCCTAAGACGCCATTTAAAATTTGTCATGATGTTTTACTTCCTTATCTTATTGATGACCAATTATTACAATTAATATTGTTTAATAAGGATATGCAAATACTAGCGTCCCCTAGTGAGTTTGCTTTCTATTCTTTACTAATACAGGATCGTATAAGGTTTGGTAAAAACACGATTGCTAGTAGAACGGAATCAAAAGTTGAAATAAAGTTTGTATTCATGAATTCTGATTTTGAAAAAGATTTAAAATCAGAGGGCGAGTGCTTTAGATTTTTTGATGCACCTAACTTTAAACTTTTAGGATTTCACAGAGATTTTTTAGCAAAATGTGATCCAGGTCATATTCATGCATTAAACATTTATCTCAAAAACAAAGGTTTTGAATTTCAATATTAAAATGCATCTAGTAACTGTTACATGTAACCGTGATTTCTCACAAATGCTGTTGCAAGCGGAAAGCATATCAAAATTTTTAGAGTCATGCACTCATTATATTATTATAAATGAGAAGGACACTGATTTGGCATTTTGGTGGAGATGGTTATCACCATATTACACAAATCATAAATTAGTTTTATTGAAAAGAATTAGTTATGAGTATAATAAACTGCCGTATCCTGACGTTAACACATCTGTAGCAACGGGCTGGGCTATACAACAGTTACAAAAATTATTAATTGCCTATCATTTGAATGATGATTATTTGTTACTTGATAGTAAAAATTTCTTTATAAAACATACATCATTAAATGAATGGGACAATTGTATAGGAGAAAATTTTCTTTTAAAGCATGATCCGCAGCATATCTATTGTAAAGTATCTGAGATTTACGCTAAAACTCTAGGCATGCCTATTAAAGAACAAGTATTTTATCCACGTACACCATTTAAAATAAAAAAGAACTTAATTACTGAATCCAAATTATTTGATTTTTATAGTATAGGTAAAACTATATGTGAACCAATGAGTGCTTTAAGGCTACCTATATCAGAATTTGTATTCTATTCATATCTTATTGACCAGCAAGAATGGGAAAAAATACCAAACAGTATATACCCTGAAGATGTAATTTATTGGAATTTTAAAGAGGATGAATTAAACAAAATAGCCGAGTCTTTTGATAAGAATAATAATGTAAAAATAGTAGCGTTTCATCGTGGATTCCTGTCAGAGGTTGATGAAAAAGCCTTAAATTTAATAAATGCTTTACTAAAAACACTAGGATTTACAAACAAAATTTCGCCATTGCCACCTGATTGGGAAATGACACCAGGATTAAACTCAGAATCGAACTTTAAATGATAATACAAAAATTCAATTACATAAACATAAACCGTGAAACAATTAATGGTGAACGTAGATATGCGACTCCTGACGGAGAAAAACTCCCAAGTGTGACTACTATACTTGACGCAACTAAACCCGAAGAAAAGAAGAAAGCACTACAAGAATGGCGCAAAAGAGTAGGGGAAAAGCAAGCACAGCAAATAACTACTGAGGCTGCAGGTCGTGGAACACGAATGCACAAGTGGTTAGAAAATTACGTTAAGACAGGAGAAACCGGTGAACCCGGCAGCAATCCATATAGTATACAAAGCCATCAGATGGCACATAGTATCATTACTCAAGGGCTTAGTAAATGTAATGAATTTTGGGGTACTGAAGTTCCGTTGTATTATCCTAAGGTATATGCGGGAACTACAGACTTGGTAGGTGTTCATGATGGATCAGAGGCTATCATGGATCATAAGCAAACAAATAAGCCTAAAAAACGTGAATGGATTGAAGATTATTTCATACAGTTGGCAGCATATGCGGCCGCACACAATGAAGTTCATGGGACAAATATACGCAAGGGCGTAATTTTTATGTGTTCCGCAGATAATCAATACCAAGAATTTATTGTTGAGGGTGACGATTTTGATGTTTGGACCGATCGTTGGTTCAAGCGTGTAGAAGAATATTATACAAAATTCCTGTAACGTTCCGGGCGGGATTAAGATAAATAAGTGTAATCTTCTAAAAGAATTACACTTATGGCTATAGTACAAATTTCAAAAATACAGCAGCGTTCCGGAAATCTTGTAGATTTACCTCAACTTGACAACGCAGAATTTGGCTGGGCTTCCGATCAAAATAGACTTTATATCGGCAGAACTGATCCTGGCCCTAATGAAAATATCGAAGTTTTAACTAGTTACTCTAATATAAGTTTTAGTCAAATAGACGGGGCTGAGGGTAACTTAGATATTAATAATGCGGAAAACGGTCAAGTATTAGCATTTGATGGTGACAATTGGGTCAACAAAGGCGGAAATGCTGGTGGATTACTTACATTTGGTAATATTGCTAATGTAAAAATAGACGGTGGTGCTGACGGTTATGTTGTAACCACTGACGGTACTGGTAACCTATCATTCACACCTAAAACGACCATCATAGCATATATTCAGAATGCCGAATCTACATTATTAGATGCAGGTTTAAATTATGCAACAAGTACTGATGGTGCTACAGAAATCATTACTCTTGCTTCAAACTTTGTTTATACTCCCAATACCGCAGTTGTTTTTACAGGTACAGGGTTTGGTAACATAACTTCCGGTAATACTTATTATATTCGTAATGTAATTAGTAATACTTCAATTACTATTTCTGACACATTAGGTGGTGCTAACTTTGACTTAAGTACTGATACCGGTAACTTGACAATGCAATTGTTGGGTACTGAAATTACAACTGAAGAAAATAATTTTTTTGTAAATGGATCAATTGTTACCATCACCGATACACCAGGAATGGTGCAACTTAATGGTAACACCTATTATACTGACATTCTTACAAGTAATACATTATCATTATATACTGATGTTGCTTTAACTATTCCATTAGTATCAAGCAACTTTAATGCGTTCCCTTATACTTCCGTAACTCAGACTTATGATTTAACAACAGCAAACAATATAGTAAGCATCGGTAATACAAGTTTGTTTACTGTAAATCAACCTATTGAATTTGTTGGAACGACATTTGGTAACATAGAAGCCAATGTTCAGTATTATGTTAAGAGTATTGTAAATGCAGGCGCACCTGGTAATATTCAGATATCAGCAGAATTACTACCTAATGGTTCAGCCGGAAATGTAGTACAACTGTCAAATGCTACAGGTACATGTAATGTATTTGGTACTGGCGGCAGAATGATTTGTTCAACTGGCGGCGGTGGAACTTCAACTGCAGGTGGGTCAAATACACAAATTCAGTTTAATAATGTTAACTTATTAGACGGTGATCCTAAGTTTACATATGATTATATTTCTAGCGTGGTTACACTCACAGGTAATGCTAATGTTAGTAACTTAAACGCAACAGGAACAGTTACTGCATCAAGATTAGTTTCAAATATTGCAAATGGTACTGCACCGTTAACAGTAACTTCTGTAACGAGAGTTGCAAACTTAAATGTAAGTTATTCTAATGTTAGTGATTTTGAAGTAGTGACCACACAAACTACTGGTACATTTTATCCTGTATTTGTAAATGCTAATACAACTGCAAATTATGCACTAGGATCAAATGCAAATATAGCATTTAACGCAGCCACTGGTAATTTGTCTGCTACACTACTAAACGCAAATGGTAATTTAACTGCCGGTAATATTATTACATCAGGTAATGCTAATTTAGCAAAGATAAATTTATCTGGTCATATTATTCCTACTGCAAATATTACATATGATTTAGGTAATTCAACCAATGCATTTAGAGATTTATATCTGTCAGGTACAAGTATCAAAATTGGTAGCCAATCAGTAACATCTAACTCATTAGGTATCACATTATCAAATGCAGTTTACTCTACGACCTTAAGTGTTACGGGTAATGCTAACGTTGGTAATTTGGGTGTATCAGGTTTAATTACAACTAGTGGAAATGTAAGTGGTTCTAACCTAACAACAACAGGTGTTGTCACGGCAACGGGTAATGTAAGCGGTGGCAATCTAACAACAACAGGTGTTGTCACGGCTACTGGAAACGTCACAGGTGGAAATTTAGTAACATCCGGTGCTGCAAATGTGGGATCATTGAAAGTAAACGGTGTAAGTAATTTAGGTCCAATTAGTAATTTAGTAATATCAGGTGGTACTGCTAACCAAATTATTAAAACAGATGGCTCAGGTAACTTGACATTTACTAATCCCACAGGTGGATATTATTTACATACTCAATCTAGTGCAAGTACGACTTGGACGATTGTGCATAATCTTAACAATCAGTATGTTAGTGTTGATCCTATTGATAATACAGGTAATTCATATGTGGGTCGTTACGATTTCCCCGTTGTGAATTACACAAATGCTAATGCTGTTATACTAACATTTAGTTCTGCCGTAACAGGATACTGTGCAATTGTTGGAGGCGGATTTACATATGCCAATGGTGGAGGAAATAGTACACCCGGCGGTCTTGACACATACGTTCAATTCAATGACGGTGGAATACTAGGTGGTCAACCATCATTAACTTTCAACAAAACAACAGGAACATTAAGTGCTACACTATTTGCTGGCAGTGGTGCAAACTTAACTAACTTAAATGCAAGTAATATTTCTACTGGAACTTTACCAAGTGCTAGATTAACTGGTTCATATAATATAAGTATTACTGGTAGTGCCGCAACAGCCACAACTGCAACATCTGCAACGACGGCTACATCTGCCACTACAGCGGGCACAGTAACTACAGCCGCTCAACCTAATATTACAAGTGTTGGTACATTGACTACTTTAACCGTGTCGGGCAACACAACAACCGGCGGTATTAAAACTGACAATTATTATTACGCAAATGGTGTAGCAATCAGTTTTGCAGGATCATATAGCAATAGTAATGTTGCTTCCTACTTACCTACTTATACAGGTAATATTGCTGCTGGAAATGTTACTGCTAGTGGTAATGTTACAGCGGCTAACTTTGTAGGTTCTGGTGCAGGATCTCCAGTAATTAGTAGTTCAAGTACATTGGCAATATCTGCAACTTCGGGTGTTTCAATTACTAATTTGACTTCATTGTCCACTGGTGGAAATACAACAGCAGGGACTATTACAGGTAACTGGTCATTGACTGCAGGATCTAGACTACAAGCAACATATGCTGACTTAGCAGAATATTATGAAGGTGATAAATTTTATGAGCCTGGTCTAGTCTTAGAATTTGGTGGAGAAAAAGAAGTTACACTTGCATCAGATTCAACCACAAAAGTAGCAGGTGTTGTTTCAACTAATCCGGCTTATGCTATGAATGCAAATTGTAGAGGTATCGCTGTACCTATAGCACTTCAAGGCAGAGTACCTGTTAAGGTGAGAGGTAAAATTTCTAAAGGTGATTTAATGATATCTGGTGGAAACGGATATGCACGTCCTGCATCTAGTCCTATGATGGGTTCTGTTATAGGAAAAGCACTTCAAAACTTTGATGGTGTTGAAGGTGTAATAGAAATTGCAGTTGGAAGGTTATAATGAGTGAACAAAAATATTATGTAGTGGGAACTACAACAGCAGAGGCTTGGGAATATGTACATCAAGTTCTTACGCAAGATGGTAGTTTAGATAATAATATCCCATCAAGACCAGTAGTGTGTGCTGATTTAAAAGAACAAAGTCCAACAAGAGCCATTTATTTGATGACAGACGAAGAGGCAGCACAACTAAGCAGTCATCCTAATATTCAATTTATTCATTTAGATCCAGCAAAGAATCCTGAAATGTTTCCTACGCAAGTTAAGGATGACTTGCATTGTGCTACAAGATATACCTCTACAGTAAAAAATTATAGAAATTTTTCTGGATTGTTACCGGCTACACCAAACAGCACTGATGCTAATCGTGCAGGTTATCAACTATATAGAACATCTCAATATGCTAATCCATGGCAAGGTCAAAGTGTTAGTACAGTTTTAAATAATGCAATCACAAATACAAATACAGGCAGACATGTTGATGTTGTTGTGGGTGATGAAGGGTGTTGGATAGGTCATGTTGAATTTCAAAGAAATCCTACAGGTGGGGTAGAACTTCCCAGAGGATATATAGGCGGTAATGTGTTACCGGGTAATGGTACATGTGATGTATTAGATATGGTTCTTGACGGTCCCTACTACATTGATCCTGCATGGTTCAATGCTAGTCCGGGTACAAGACTTATAACACGATGGGACGGCACTATTGTTCCGACCGAACAAGCAGCCCGTGATTGGTGGGGAAACCCCTCACAGCGTTCTTCTCAGTTTGCATCTGCCGGTACCGTAACTGTTCCTTCTTATTATACAAGAGCAAATTGCAATGGATCAAATACTGCCAAGACACCGAGTAATGAAGGTCAACACGGTACTGCTTGTGCAGGATTAACCTTTGGAAGAACATATGGATGGGCATATAACGCTAACAAGTGGGTTATAGACGCATATGGTAATTATGGTTTTTGGCCTGCTATAGATAGTTATTTTGATGTGATGGCAATTTTTCACGCTAATAAACCTATCAATCCAATATATGGTACAAGAGATCCTACAATTAGTAGTAATAGTTGGGGTTTTAGAGCAACACAGGCCACTAGTGGTGGGTTTTATTATTTTAGACAAGGTACATCAGGAACAGGTGGGGTTTCATTTGTAACAAAGCCTGCTTTTATGCAATATCTTGGAAGTTCTGGTGATGGTGGCAGATTCAAAGGTGAGATGGTTACCAACAGTTTTACAACAGCCGGTGATGAATTGATAGCAGCCGGGGTGATTTTTGTTGTCGCCGCCGGAAATAGCAATCAAAAGCAAGTAAGTTCTTCAAGTCCTGACTTTGATAATTATTGGTCTCCCTCTAACGCCACACCCCTAACTAGTGCTACACATAGTGAGTTTGGCGCAACATGTTATAATACGACAAGTCGCCGTGGATTCCCGCAACAACTAGGTAAATATAGTTCAAGTGGAAACATTGTATATCCTGCGATTAATATTGGTGCATTGGATGACGATAATCAACCCGATGGCAAAGAAAGAAAAGTTAACTACAGCGATATGGGCAATGAAATTGATATGTATTTGCCTGCTGATGGAACACTAACATCTAATCAATCTTACTCTCCTCAATATGCTAGATATGATTCATATCCATCATCAGCAGTTCAATCCTATGATTGCAGATTTAGTGGCACTAGTGCCGCTTGCCCTGTAGCAACCGGACTAATTGCAACTGCATTGGAAACAAATAGAAGTTGGGGTTGGCAACAAGTGCGAACATGGATTCAGGGTCTTACTGAACAATCTGCTACAACTTTTTATCAAGGACCTGATCCTTCAACCGCAACAACTAGTGAGTGGGCAGACCTAAACAGTTTAATGGGCGGTGTTAGACGAGTAGGATACAATAATATCACTTCTAGTTCTAATGTTTCTGTAGGTGGCACTGGACTTACAATCAGTGGGTCCGGCTTAAGAATTGGTTTATAAGATAAATACTATATTGGAACTAATAATATGACATCAGCAATTTATACACCAAGCGGATCAAGCCAACAAACAGCAGCCTCAGGTACTGATAAAGTGCGTATTTCAACCACATCAAGTGCAATTGCAGTAACTGTAGGCAGCAATCCAACTGCTAATTTAACTGCATGTGAAATTATACCTGCAAATACTGTTAATAATAGTTTTATTGTGGGCGAAGGCAATAAGATAGCATATATTGCTGTAAGCGGTACTGGTATCTTTTCTGTTACTGAACTTGGCGCGCCAATAGGCGAATAATACCCAAAATTGATAAATACATTAAGCACTCTCATGGGGAGAGTCTTATGCGGTCCCCGCCGCGTAGTGGATTAGAACCCACATAACATAGGAGAAACAAATGGGACGCCCATTAAAAATCGCAAAAGCACAAGCAGTAGTTACAATTACTGCAACAAACGGCACAACCGAAGTAGTCACAACAAATGCAAATTTTACTAACTTAGGTATTATCGCAGGTATGCCATTTGTACCAGGAACTACTGCAGGTGGTCTAACAGCAGGTACAATGTATTGGATTCTTGAAGTAATCAATGCAGGTAATAACAGTACATTTACTGTTTCAGCAACACCATTGAATGCTAACCCAACATATACAAAGGTTAACTTATCAACTGCAGGTGGTTTAACAACTTCAGCAACAGTAGCGCCAGTTGATGCATATTTCAATAATCCAAATGGTGGTGATGGTTATCCAGCAACAAACGCAAATACATATAGCGTTGTAGGTGGTAATACAGCAATCTATGGTACACAAGTACTAGTAGGTGTTTGTATGGGTATCGCTGGTACAGGTACAATCACAACGTCAGACGGTAGTCCAAACTTAGATGGTGTTGGTACAGATTTTGCCAACACATTGACCGATGGATCAATTGTATATACAGACGCAGGAGTATTGTTAGGTACAATTACTGACATTGCAAATGCTAACGCTGTATTCGCAACATTTGCTGCAAACGCAACTGCTAACGTTACTGATGGTGCATATGTTTACGGTAATCCAGAAGCAGGCTTTATCGTTCGTCAGAAGGGTAAGCAGAAGTATCTAGTAACAGGTACAACTTCAGGTTTAACACAGGCTGTTTATACTGCTAACGTTGCCAACACAGCATTGTTACCAAATACAATGACTATTACCGCAACATATGCTAACTCATCAACAGTTAAGGTTCAGAGTTTAAGTGATCATACTGCTGAGTTGTTTACTGCTACATCAGGTCCGGTTGCAACAGGTAATATTGTTTTACAGAACGCTAATCCAGCATTCTCTACATTCAATACTGCTTATGCCGCAGACACATACGGTGGACAACCTTACCCAATCGTAACTATTACTGGATCATAATAATCATGCCTGCTAGAGCCGTTAAACTTCCTCAAACTCAAACTGAGATTGCTGTACTTCAAATTCAAGTTAAAAACATTGAAGAAAATGTACATGAAATCAAAGATAGTCTAAAAGAAGTTCACGATTGTATTGATCGTAATGCAGAAGAAACACGAAAGATGTTATCTGAATTACGAGATTCCGATTTAGCGGCACATAAAGAATTATCTGTCAAGGTCAGTGCATTAGAACGATGGAGATGGATGATGATGGGAGCAGGTATTGTAATAGGTTCGCTAGGGTTCGATACAATAGCAAAATTGTTAAAATAAAAAGGGGACTTAGGTCCCCTTTTTTATTAGTTTCATTAATTTTTCTTGTACAACATCAAAGTTTACTGTACTGAATAATCCAGGATGTAATGGTTTAGGATATTGATTTTTACCTACCCAAGCATATCCGCAATGTTCTTCATTGAGATTGGGTATAAATTCTTCGTCAACTGAACAAAAAAATGTATGGTATGTAAATGTATTGTTTACAAATTTTTGTATTGGTATTAGTTTAGCATTGTTAGGAAATAAGCCAATTTCCTCTTCGCACTCTCTAGTGAGGCCTTCTAATAGAGTTTCGTTTTCTTCTATTTTGCCACCTGGTATACCCCAATTACCCGGATTCTTGTGATCCGTTCTTAACAGATATAAAAACCGATTAGTGTTTTTTGCAAAAAAGAATACGCCTGCTGAAGTGTTACTCATATTATGATTTATCAAAATTAAATCACAATAGAATAATCTCCCTGATCATACCAGCCCTCATATGATTTCATCCATACTGCTTCTTGTGGGGCATATCTGTATTGAATATTAGTTGTTAAGTTTGTGACATATTCAAGTTGAGTCGCATTTGCAGCATCAAAACTTACAAACCAATCTGTGCCATCAAATTCAATAATGTCATTGGCATTTGCAATTACACTACCCCATGCTGTAGTTGAATTATTTGCCGCACCGATATCTTCAACTATCAAATATCTGCGACCGGGTATAGGGCCGGGCAATCCTGCATTAGGTCCTGTTACTAATGGATTGACAACTGCATCAACAGGACTTAATGTATTTTGAGGTAGCGTAGCAGGGTCAATATCATATATTAACAATCTTCCATCTACTGGATCAAACGCAATAGTTCCTACGATATCTGTATCCATATATGGATTTTGCAACCATATTTGACTTATACCCGGCTTTACTGTGCCATACACATTTAATAATGCTTCCCAATACAAATTTGTGTTGGGAGCGGGAGGATAATCTAAATCTGTGTTTGAGGGATAAAAGGCTTCATCTGCTGGAAGTAACTGTAATTTATTACCAATCAACAAGACTTTGTATCCATATGGCGTAATCTTTTGTCTAGTACCTAATAATAAATCATCATCTTGCATATCTTCAAGTGCTTGTCCTTTATAGATGCTAGCAATGATTTTGTGAATAACACCCATCTTCTTGAGTTTGGCTGCTGTGCTTATCCATATTGGCATGTAAAACTTCCAACTCATTACGTCTATAGGATTACCTGTACCTTGTGGAATAGTTCTACTACTAAATGTTAAACCATCTTGATATACAACACTCAAGGAAGTCCAGTCAATAAAGTTATCAGTACTTTGAATTTCTAATGCAGGATTAAACAATGTGCCTAGTTGTTCAATAAGTTCTAATTTTTGTTGATAATTTGTAGTCCAAAAATCAACGGTCATTCTTAAATTATAAGGAACAGGCATTAGTCTTTCAACAGTAAATGCTTGACCTTGTACCTGTTCATATTGTTGGGTTTCTGGATTGTATGCTCTTTGTCTAACTTGTAATTTATCTACGAAAGTTGGATCTTGTGTCCACTTTTGATTATATTCTAATCCACTAATATAATAAGTAATTAATGGTGCACTAGGCAAACTGCTTGCACTATTATTAGCGATAATCGTTGAGGCTTGTCTACTACTATCACCATACATGATAGGGACACGTACAAGTATTTCATTGCCGTTGGGATCTTTGCCCTTAGTAACATACCAATTGCTGAATATTTTTGCAAACTGAATTAAGAATCTGCGTATCTGGTTGTCGTAAAAAAATTGTGCCATGTTATGTTACTGGTGGTAGTGTATCTGGTGCTACTGTTAAAATAGTAGACAATGCTTGTTTCTGCGGTACATATGTACCGTCTGTTAGTTTTGTCTGAGCATCGTTATTTATAAATCCTGACATTAGTGATGTGTCAGTAATTGTATATCCCGTTTCAGTTCTTACATTAGTACTAATGCGTATCCATAGTTGACCGTCCCAACGATATAATATTTGAGGGAAATAGTCTATGCGTAAGAAATATTCTCCAACTTGTGGATTCTGTGGGAATGCAATTCCAGCACCGCTTGGATATCCGTTTGGTGCTATGCCGTCACCTGTCATATAACCTGTAGTATAACCGAAACTTCGTGGGCTACTACGGGCAATATATTGATATGCAGGGTCACAGTCAGCACGCCAGTCCATTTGCTGACTAATTGTACCTGTAAATCCTGGTGCCTCTGGATTAGCATCAGCAGTAGCATATGTATTGTCTGCGGTACCATAAGGTCCTGTCACCATGCCATATGATTCTACACTTACTACATAATCACTTTCTACTGCTCCTGACCCATTGCCAATTAGTTGTGGGGGGATTTCTATTCTTTCTAAACTTACAGTACTATGAATCTTCATCGGTTCATAGCCCATATCAGCAGTCATGTCCCAAATGTTTTGTAAAACCTTTTTACTAATCTTTATTGCAGGACTAGGATTTTTATAGTTAGGATTGCTGACCATGGTCACGGTACCTGTCATTATAGGAGGACCATTGGCGGCACCTATAATATTAACAGGCGGAGCAGGCTGATTTAGTTGATTAGATAATACACCATTCTCACTATAAACACCGTATGTAGGAACAATATAGAGGTTAGTCTGATCATATCCTGATTTGGGCAATAAACGTTTTGCTTCTTCAAGTGCGGCGTTATTAATTGCAATGTTTGTATTGTACCTAGATAGCACATCTTTCAGGTCGTCGGCCGTACTTAATTGCCAATATTCTGCATTTGGTGGACTGATTCCTGCAGGAACAGGCTGCAAAGATATATAGTTTTTATCACCGAATGTAATAACATAACCTGCAGGATATTCTTTAGTTTTATCCCATACTCCTAAATAATTGTCTTGATTTATAGGCTCTGTAAGTATCTGACTAAATTCTTCGCTATCTACTAATGGTTCACATTTGATACGCCATAAATGAGGATACCATGTTTGACTAAAACCCTCACTCGCAAAATTAGAATCTGTAATTTGATAAAATCTCTTTAATGCGACTGGAATAGTTTCTTTAAGTGGATTGTAATCTAATAAGTGAGGAAGTTCTAACACATCACCGACCATTAGTTTACGACCAACAATATCAATCATATCATTATAATGAACAGTGATGAATATGATATCATTGTTCAAAAATAAACCAAACTGACTTAAATCAAAATCTAAATTTTGAACATTATAGTGTCCACGCAAACGATAAATGTTTGGATCGTATTTTCTATCACGGTTTTCTAGGAATAATAAGTCTTGAATATTCAATGGACTTTCTGTTGCATACTGTGGCTGAGTATAATCAATACTAGGACCCTGATCCTGTGGACCTAGATATTTGTGGATATACAAGTCTGTACCACCAACAGTCAGCATTTCCGAAATAGTTCGGTCTAAAAAACGGTAATCGTTTTGTTTATTTTGTCGGTATAGTGATAAACGTGGCATATTTGGAGTTACTCTATAAGTATTTATCGCATCTACACTTTACGGGAATCATACCAAAAATTTGACAAAAAACATAAATTCTGTTATACTATGGGTATTAACTTATATTGGAGTTTACATGGCTACTCGCAAAAAGAATTCTGAAGATTTCAGTCAGGTGAAGGCACTCAATCCACGAGATGCGGATACTAAGTATTATGGTGAGGAACCATTGTTCGTACTACAGCCCGAACCGACTCTTAGGGCTACGGCTTTTGGTGCATCGTTTAATTGGTATACTAAATTTTATGCTAAAAAGGATGCTAGAGAATTTATCGTTCAATATCTAGAGCATCACAAACGTTTGGCTGATGCTAAGATTGTTAGAAAAACGGCTGATAATCAAGTCATCAATACGTATGGCTGGCTTGCCCGGATGACATTGCGCGGCCTAGAACTTACTGAAGAAGAAAACGTTCGGTTTCAAAATGAAATTAACAGACTGATTAAATCAGTCAATTCTCCCGAACTAAAAGAAAGCAAAACTTCAATCCGTAAAGAAGTAGTTGAAAATGTAGTTAGTCGTCCTAATGTTCAAGACATTATGAAGGAAAAGGCTAGGGAAGCCGGTGGCGAACTTGAAGGTCTGTTTGACAATTTTATTCTTACTGGTGCGCCCTCAAAATTTGCTACAAAAGCACTAGATGAAGTTGCAAAAAAGAATGTGTTACCACAACATATCTCTTTGTTGACTGATGTTTGGAAGAAGAAACTTGACGAGTTTAATGAACTGCATGAAGGTAAATGCAAACAACTTAACGAAGGTTATTCTTACCTCAACAAAACACAAGTTAAGAACATTATCAAATTTATTGAACAGGTTATCATCGACCTTAATAGTTATATTTCTGTTAAGAAAGCCAATAAGGCACCTAGGGTTCGTAAGGCTGTTCCTGTTGAAAAGATTGTCGGTAAACTTAAGTATCTTAAAACATTCAAGGATACTGCAAGCAAATTGGATCTTGTAAGTATCAGCCCTGTGAAACTCCATGGAGCAAGTGAGGCGTGGGTTTATGATACTGCAAAGCGCAAACTGCATCACTATCTCGCTGATGAGTATTCAAAGGCATTTACTGTCAAAGGTAATACTTTGCTAGGGTTCGATGCAGGAAAGAGCGAAGTCAAAACACTACGCAAACCTGCAGAGCAGATTAAAGAAGTAATGGGTAGCAAGCCTGCGGCTAGAAAGTTTTTTGATAACATTAAGGCAGTGGCTACTAAACCTAACGGTCGTTTTAACGAAAACATGATTATTCTCAAGGCGTTTTAATGTTGAGCAGAATAATAACTTTTGGTTGCTCATACAGTTACGGAAAAGGTCTAGAGGATTGCTATGATGCCATTTCAGGTAACGCCGGAGTTAATCCTAGTAAATTTTGTTATTCTGCCCTGCTTGAAAAAGATTTGAATATAAGTGTAGAAAATTTATCTTTACCCGGTGCATCTAATGTACTTATTTTAGACAAGATTTTAAATTATAAGTTTGACCACACAACTGATTTTGTTCTTGCTCAATGGAGTTCACCGTTCAGATTTACAAGATTTAAAATTGTTAATGATGAATTTAATACTGACCAAATAGGCATATGGGTAGATGCGGAGTACTCAAAATCTTATTTCCGTATGTTTGAGAAATATCATATGCTTTTAGACTCTTATAGATGCATACAACATGCAGAATTGTACTTGAAGTCTAACAACATACCTTACTTCTTTTTTACTTTTTTCGGTCCATCTTATGCAGATATATTGCCTAATGGATTAGATATTCAATGGTTTAAAACTCCTGTAAAATCATTAGACCATTTAATTGTCGATAGAGCATTGAACAAAAAACATCCCGGAAAAGGATCCCACAAGTTAGTATCACATTTTTTACAAACAATTATACAAAAGGAAATAGCAAATGAATCAAATTGATCTAAACAAATACCAAGATTTCGTAGAGGCAGTAACAAGCGAACCCAGTAATGATTTAACAACATTTATGAATCGTTGTAATCTACTAGACGGAAATTATGATTTCACAAACAATCAGCATGGACCAGATATTAATGTTCCACTCTTGCTTACTGCGTGTTTAGGGCTTGCCGCTGAAAGTGGTGAGTTCTGTGAAATTCCTAAAAAGATTTTCTTTCAGGGTAAGCCGCTCAATGAAGAAAATGTATTTCATATGAAGCGTGAACTGGGTGACATTATGTGGTATTGGGTTAATGCTTGTCGTGCCTTGAATCTTGATCCTAATGATGTTATTGCAGAGAACGTGAAGAAACTTGAAGCCCGATACCCGGGCGGACACTTTGACGCATTCCATAGCGAAAACCGCTTACAGGGAGATTTGTAATCCATAGGTTACCTGATAAATACATATTATTGGGTAACATATATGACTATAAATTCTAACGCTAGCATCTTATCAACACCTTCAGGGTTAACGCTAGACGAACTTAAACAAGCATTATTTAATAATGTTAGGTTACGATTAGGTGATGGAATAATTGATTTAGAATTAGATCCGCAACATTATGATGCGGCGTATAATTACGCTATTAAAACATATCGTCAACGAGCACAAAATTCTACAGCAGAGTCATATATTCTTATGACTGTAGAAAAGAATGTTGACATCTACACACTACCAGAACAAATTATTAATGTTCGTGCTATTTTTAGACGCACTGTGGGACTAGAAACTGGGCCCGCCGCAAGTAGTTTTGATCCCTTCAGTAGTGCTATTCTCAATACTTACCTATTAAACTATAACTACGCAGGTGGCATGGCAACATATGATTTTTATGCAGGTTATGTAGAACTAGCAGCCAGAATGTTTGGTGGATATGTTATCTATACATTTGATCCTGTAAGTAAAGTATTGCGTATTGTGCGTGATCCAAAAGGTACTGGAGAAAGAGTATTATTGTGGTGCGATGTTCAACGAACTGAAGAAATATTATTACAGGATCCTGGCGCAGGTGTTTGGATAGCAGACTGGGTTTTTGCAACATTAAAAGGCATCATCGGTGAAGCCCGTGAAAAGTTTGCAAGCATAGCCGGGCCAGGTGGCGGAAGTTCATTAAATGGTACTGCTATGAAAAATGAAGCAAAAGAATTGCAAAAAGAACTAATTGACGAACTAAAGAGGTATGTTGATCACAGTCAACCATTGACTTGGATTCAAGGTTAACCTAAAATGTTTATTTCTAGTGACTCAGGTAGTACAATAAGTACTGTTGACAGGAGTTCACTAATGATCATAGGAATTACAGGCCTCATTGGCAGCGGAAAAGATACTGCTGCCAATTATCTTATAACCCATCATCAATTTAAAAAAGAGAGTTTTGCTAATAGTTTGAAAGACGCGGTAGCCGCAGTATTTGGATGGGATCGTGAACTATTAGAAGGACAAAGTAAATACAGCCGTGAATGGCGAGAACAAAAAGATGTATGGTGGAGTGAAAGATTAGGCCAAGACATTACCCCAAGATGGGTGTTACAATATTGGGGTACGGAAGTTCTTAGAAATAGATTCCATGATGATATTTGGGTAGCAAGTTTAGAAAACAAACTACGTAATTCACGTGATGATATCGTTATAACTGATTGTAGATTTCCGAATGAGATTGACGCAATCAAAAATGCAGGTGGTTTTACATTAAGAATTAATAGAGGACCTAATCCTGAATGGTATGATGATGCAGTAGCATTTACAAAAGGACCGTCACATATAGGTTGGGCTATTGGAAAGTTTAATCTACATCAAAAAGGTGTACATGCTAGTGAATATAGTAGTGTAGGACTCGATTATGATTATCAAATTGACAACAATGGTACTATCGTAGACCTACATGAACAACTTGCTAAAATATTAGAAGAAATTAATGGTCAACTTCAAGATCGCCACGCTTCCAAGTAACATTTTTTCTTTTAACAACTTCCACACAATTCAAACAGATACTTCTTAAATTTATTAAGTTTCCATTTTCTAAATTTCCGTCTATATGAAAAACGGTTATTTGATTTGGGAACAAACTTCTAAAGCCACATAGATCACATGTGGTTTTTTTATTGTACCCTTGATTCTTCCATCTAGGTTCTCTGGGTTTTAGTTTTTTCTTTTTGCGGCCGCACTCATCACATATACTTCTATAGTGGGTGACACCCTCACGCTTGTAGTTAACGGCACAAGGGTTTTTACTGCATGTTTTACATATAGGACGCATATAGATATTTATAAACCTTCGAAGGCACGCTAATTGGCGTTTTTTATTGCCTTTTGATAAATATTATAATGCAAACAGGTGTAAACCTCATAATCTTACAATAAAGGAAAAAGTAAAATGGCATTAACATCTCCAGGCGTAGAAGTAACAATCACCGACGAAAGTCAGTATCTTCCTTCCGCTACATCATCAGTTCCATTGGTAGTTATAGCAACATCACAAAATAAAGCCAATGCTTCTAGAACAGGAATAGCCCAAGGCACAACAGCGGCTAACGCAGGGAAATTATATCAAGTTACAAGTCAACGTGACCTTGTAAATTTATATGGTCAACCCTTCTTTTATACTACAGCAAACGGCACCCCACTACAGGGTTATGAACTAAACGAATATGGTCTTTTAGCAGCCTATTCACTTTTAGGCGTAACAAATCGTTGCTATGTTTTAAGAGCAAATATTGACCTTGCTAGTTTAGTAGGAACAACATCAAGACCAGTCGGTGAGCCTGACGATAATACATGGTGGTTAGACACAACTACATCTACATGGGGCATTTATCAATTTAATGCTACAACAGGTAAATTTGTATTACAAACACCTATTGTAATTACTGATACTGATTTCTTGTCATCCGGAGTTCCAATAACAAGTGTAGGTAATATCGGTGATTATGCTGTAGTTGCTATTCCAAATTATAACATTCCAAGTTCAAACCAAAAAACTTATTTTTACAAAACTACTGCTAATCAGTGGGTAGGATTAGGCGGTTCTGCATGGCGCTTAGATGTTCCTACAGTCACAGGTGCAAATACAAATCCTACCTTAACAGCAGGTGACACGTTTACTATAGACGGTAGTGGTTTTTGGAGTACTACAATTACTGTGCCAGCAGGCCCAAATAATACAATCGCTGGCGTTGCTGCGGCAATCAATGCACTAGGTTATGCAACATTGGCTGCAGAGGTTCGTAACGGAAGACTTTGTGTATTCTCTAATCAAAACTTAGTAGCAAGCACCACTCCTCCTTACTTAGAATTTACTACAGGTGTAGGTACAGCACTAGCCGATATCGGAATTACTGCTGGATATGAATATAATCAATCATTAGTTGAATATGGTACATCAGCGCAAATGCCATTATGGACCAGTTCACAAACATATCCTAGACCTACTGGTTCAGTTTGGATTAAGGTAGGTGCAGCAGGCGTAGGACTAAATCCTATAGTTGCAAACTATGATACAGTTACAAATAATTGGATTAATAAAAATGTAACTTTAGGCCTAAGCGATTGGGCAGTTAATGCTGATATCGACAGTTCAGGTGGTTTAGCGATCCCTGCTAAATCAGTATATGCACAATATCATTTCAACGGTCAGGCTACCAATGTACCAGTATATTACTGGGAAAGAGTTGCTACGGGTCCTACAGTTGTTACAGGATCTGTAACAGGATTTAATTTAACTGGACCAAGAACAGTGTATGTTCAGGTAAGCGAGCCCGGTGTTGACGTATTATCAAGTACGTATACAGTCACCTTACCAAACAACTGTGATCCTACTGACTTTGTAACAGCCTGGTCAGCCGCAAATGTTCCTTATACTACAGCCTCTGTCACTACTGATGACGCAGTACAACTAACTCATACTGCAGGCGGCGTGATTATTATGAATGACTTTGATCCAGTAACTGGAGTTTCTAACAATGCCATAGTAGATTCAGGCTTCGTTATAGGAACAACAGACGGAGTTAAATATGGCCCTGGCGTAGTTAGAGACTTCACCGGAGCAGCATCAACTGCACTTTCAGGTCCTGGTACCGGTTGTACGATTAATGTTAGAGCAATACTAGGTTTATATCGTCTAAACGGTGACGGCGTGCAAGCCGGCGGAAGTGGATATAGCGTAGGCAATCAGTTAAAAGTTTTAGGAACAGCATTAGGTGGAGCCACTCCTGCTAATGACTTAACAGTTGAAGTTACAAACGTTTCTGCAGGTGCAGTCACAGCAGTTACTTTAGTGTCAGGTACACCTTCAACTGCAATGTCAGCGCAGTTAAGTAACTGGCGTGAATTTACAATGACTGCTAATGAAGGTGCACCAACTGTAGCACCTGCAAATGATACTAATTGGTTCTTTAGTGTAACCAATCAAGTAGACATTATGGTTCAAAAGAATGGTAGTTGGATAGGTTATAAAAATACTAATTATGACTTAAACGGTTTCCCATCTGCAACCGGTACAAATACAACTGATCCCAACGGTCCTATATTCAGCGCAACAGCACCTACACTACAAAGTGATGGTACAGCATTAGCATACGGTGATCTATGGATTGATAGCAACGACCTAGAAAACTATCCAGTTATCAGTCGTTGGCAAAATGTCAATGGTTCTGATCAGTGGGTATTGATAGATAACACGGACCAAACTACATCAAGTGGTATTTTATTCGCGGATGCACGATGGGCTCCTAGCGGAACAGTTAACCCAGCAGATGATCCTATTCCAACAATTGTAAGTTTATTAACAAGCAATTATTTGGATTTAGACGCTCCTGAACCAACATTATATCCATCTGGCACATTGTTGTTTAATACAAGACGTTCAGGATATAATGTTAAACAATATCGTGTAAATTACTTTAATAGCACTTCATATCCTCCACCAGCAGTACTACCAACTTCAACTGATGCATGGGTAACAATCAGTGGAAATCAAGCAGACGGTGCAATGTACGCTGGTCGTAAGGCTCAACGTGCTGTTGTTGTAAATGCGTTGCGTCAAGTTGTAGCAACAAATACAGCAATTCGTGATGAAGATAATTTCTTTAACTTGATTGCTACACCTAACTATCCAGAACTACAATCAACCATGATTGAATTGAATTCTGCTAGAGGTGAGACAGGCTACATTATCGGTGATACACCGTTAGGTCTACCTGATAGTGCTACAGACATTCAAGCATGGGCAAACAATGACGCCGGCGCACAAAGTACAGGTGAGCAAGGTCTTGTAACTCGAAACACATACATGGGTCTATTCTATCCAAGTGGATTGACAACAGATCCAAGAACTGGTAATCTAGTTGCAGTTCCACCAAGTCATATGATGTTGTATACATTCTTAAAGAATGATACTATTGCTTATCCTTGGTTTGCGGCAGCAGGTACAAAGCGTGGTCTAGTATACAATGCTGCTCAAATTGGTTATGTAAATAGAGAAACCGGCGAGTTTATAACAACAAAGACACGTTTAGGTTTACGTGACACGTTATATGTTAACTTCATCAACCCAATCACATTCTTCAGTGGTGTTGGATTGTTGAACTATGGTAATAAAACAAGTTACAACTCACAGAGTGCATTGGATCGTACAAACGTTGCACGATTGATAGCATATCTACGTAGACAACTAACAATCGCCGCAAGACCGTTTGTGTTCGAACCAAACGATGGTTTAACAAGAGCACAGATTGCAGGTGTGATTCAAACATTACTAGTAGACTTAGTTGCAAAACGCGGTATCTATGACTACTATGTACAATGTGATGAGCAAAACAACCCACCAGCAGTTGTTGATAGAAATGAATTGTATGTAAACGTGGCAGTTGAACCTGTCAAGGCTGCTGAATTCATTTACATCCCGGTTCGTGTGTTGAATACAGGTGAGATATCACAAGGATAATATAGTGCCCTTCGGGGCACTTATCAGAGATAAATAAAAGTACAGGAGATTAAAAAATGGCAACAGCCTCACAATCATTGTTCAACATGACCGTAGCGTCAGACAACGCAGGTGGAAACCAAGGCTTGTTGATGCCCAAACTACAATTCAGATTTAGAGTTACTTTCTTAAATTTTGGAACAGGACCTAATTTCGAATTAACAAAGCAAGTTGTTGATGTAACAAGACCCAACTTATCATTTGATGAAATTACTATACCAATTTACAACTCAACAATGTATTTGGCAGGTAAGGCTAAGTGGCAAACACTTACAGTTAACATTCGTGATGACGCAACTGGTCAAGTATCTAGACTAGTAGGTCAACAATTACAAAAGCAAATGGACTTTGTTGAACAAGCATCAGCGGCAACAGGTCAGGATTACAAGTTCCAGTTGAACATTGAAGTTTTAGATGGCGGTAACGGCGCAGCAGTTCCTAACGTATTAGAAACATGGGAATTATATGGTTGCTTCGTTCAGGCAGCAAACTATAACACATTGAACTATGGTAATAACGAACCAGTTACTATCGCATTAACAATTCGTTACGATAACGCTGTTCAGTCACCACTAGCAAGCGGTGTTGGTACAAACGTTGGTCGTGCATTCGGTGGAGATACTGTAACCGGTATCGGCAGTTAATAATATCTAGGGCTGTATGTCAGCAAGTGGATATATTAAAGGCCAACTCAACAACCTCGTTGGGGCCTTCTTTGGAACGGAATGGTTGCGTGATTACAATCACGCAGCCAAAACCTTTAGGCCTAATGGCTACGCCAACGCTCCTAAGTTTAAGTTTTTATTTCATACTTATTTTGATATTAATCCTGACGTATATCCTGTAGGATTAGCATCAGGCGCAAACTTTGGATTGTTAGTTAAAAATATTAAATTACCTAGTTATACATTTAACACTCATAACATGAATCAGTACAATCGTAAAAGAATTGTACAAACTAAAATAAATTATAATCCAGTTGATATTGAATTCCATGACGATAATGGAAACTTGATTCGTAATTTAATGTATTATTATATGCTTTACTATTATAATGATACAAATAAACCTTACTTAGATAGAGCAGGCCCTCAAATTCCACCAGCACAATCTGGTCCTGGTGTAACTGGAACAATAGCAGTCAATAATAATGTATATCCACCTGGCTATAATTATAGGAATATATATGACGGTGATATAACTAATGATGTTGACTATGGTTATATAGGTGAATCGGTGCAAAGCCCATCAGCGCAAAACATGGGATATTATAAGATTCCATTTTTTAGAAACATTACAATTTACGGCTTCAATCAACATAACTTTGTAGCATATGTTTTAATTAATCCTCTTATAAAAGAGATGAGTCATGACCAGTATAATTATTCTCAAAGTGCAGAAACTATGTCTAATAAAATGACACTTGAGTATGAAACTGTGAAATACTACCAAGGAGCAATTGATGGTAGATCACCAACTAATATTGTTCAAGGATTTGGATCACAACAAAACTATGATACAAGACTAAGCCCACTAGCAAAGCCAGGATCTCAAGGAAACATTTTTGGTCAAGGTGGTTTGGTGTCCGGCGCCGGTGGTGCAATACAAGATTTAGCCAATGGTAATATATTAGGTGCTATACAAAAAGCCGGTACTACATATAATACATTTAAGAATGTCAACATTAAACAAGTTGCTAAAGGTGAATTTATCAATGGTATATCACAGGCAGTAAACCCCAACGTGCCTAATAGAAACTTAAATTTTGATTTTCCTGTATTTGGTTCTACTCCGAATAAATACGGTACAGCAGGATCTTCAGCAGGTGGACTGACAGCACCTCCTACTATTAAAGGTCCAGGTGGAGGCTAAAAATGGCAAATGAAATTATTGATAATAGAATAAGAGGCGACCAAACTGTTAGAATTTTTAATCAGTTTTATGCCTTTAATTTAATTGTTCCTACTAATGAATATGATGTTGTTCATGGATATTTCTTAGATGTTTGTGAAACAAAACAAATTGCTGATAATTTTACAGCATTTTTGTTTAAGATAGCACAAGAAACACAAACAAGTGCATTAGAATTATTAGATGTGATTCGCGGCACCTCTAGATTGGATATGAACAAAATCATAAGTTACTATCTAAATAGTTTCAAATCAAAAACTGCACTATATGGTGTTGCATTTATACCTACCCCTAATCAGTCAGTACAAAGAAATATACTACAGTAAGTATGGCAAATTGGGCGCAAGGTGTATTCAATCCTAAAAATCCACAAAAATATGTAGGCAAACATAAACCTAGATATCGTAGTGGTTGGGAACTAACCTTTATGACATTTTGTGATACAAACAAAAATGTATTACAGTGGGCTAGTGAAGCAATAGCAATTCCATATCGTAATCCATTAACCGGCAAACCTAGTCAATATATACCTGACTTCTTTGTAGTATATCAAAATAGATTCGGCAAACAAATAGCAGAAGTTGTCGAAATCAAACCTAAAAAACAAAGTCTAATTGAAAGCAAAGTTGCAAGTGCTAAAGATAGAGCAATTGTAGCAGTTAATCATGCTAAATGGGCCGCTGCATCAGCATATTGTAAAAGTCAAGGATTAACCTTCAGAGTAATTACTGAGGATGATTTGTTTCATAATGGGCGTAAATAACTAAATATTTACATGACCAAAAAGTTAAACGAATTATTTGAACTTCCCGAGGAAGAAAAAGAAGCCAATCAATCTATTATTGAACGGGCAGAAATCGTTACTGCAACTGAGGAAGCCTTCAATAACCTTGAAAAAATTGAAAAAGCATTACCTGCTGTTCGTGGGCTAGAAGCAGCCGATAATGAAATGGACGGACTAGCAGAACTAGCCACTAATAGTTATAAAGACTTAATGGATTTGGGTATGCAAGTTGATAGCAGATATGCCAGTGAAATATTCAATAGCGCAGGTACAATGCTAGGTCATGCTATTACTGCAAAAACTGCCAAACTAAACAAAAAGTTAAAGATGATTGAACTTCAATTAAAGAAGGCTCAACTAGATCAAAAAATACAGTCCAATGGTCAAGAAATTGAAAACACGCCAGTCGGTGAGGGCAAGTCTTTAGATAGAAACGAACTACTAAAAATCTTGGCATCCAAAACCGAGACCAAATGATAAATACAAGATACGGGATTTATAAAATGAAAAGCCTAAAACAATATATTATGGAAAGTGTAAAGACATACAATTACACTATTAAAATCGCCGGGGATGTGGATAAGAACTTTTTAGATTTGTTTAAGATGAATTTACAAAAGTTTGATCCTGTACGTATCAGTGATCCTAAACAGACACCAGTACAAAAAGATCCATATGGATTCCCTAATTTAACTAATCAATCTGTTACAATTATTAAAGCAGATTTTCGTTATCCAGCAACTGAACCTATGATACAGCAAATTGCTCAATTACTTGGCTATAATGTCAATATGGTTAGAGTTGTTCAGGCAAACTTTGATGATAGTATTAATAGCGAAGCAGAAGGCTATGCTAACGAAGGTGAACATAGTCCATTATTAAATCATACAGAATTAGAAGAACAGCCTGATGCAAAGAAGGCTGCTAAAGAATACGGTGAGTCTTATCTATCAAGCGTGAAAGAACAAATGAAGGGTAATACTATTGATATTCCTTATGCGGGTCAAAAAACACCCGATGCATTTGATCCCTTTAAGCCTTATCTTGATGATAAATCAATGGGTGATAAAAGCCCAATGACAACTATTAAGCGTCCACCTAAGCCCGCAACAGGTGCTAGAGCATAATAAAGGAAACAAAAATGAACTTTAAAGAAATGTTAGAAACACTAAGCCAACTAAGTGAGGCTACAAAAGAAACTGGAAAGGGCCGTGTTCATACAGCTGAGCCAGGCGGATATGGACGCAAGTTTGATACCGATGAAGAGGGCGATGAAAAAAAAGACAAGGCACCCGCTGTGAAGCGTGGTCGTGGTCGTCCTAAGAAAGGTGCAGATGATTCAGGCGAAGTTAAGAAATATGATAACGCTAAGGCATTACAAAGTTTTATGATTGGTAATGTTCCTAAGAAATCTAAAGAATTAGAAAAGTTACCTAAGAAAAAGCATTCATTAAAAGAATATTTTGATGCGCTAGATGCCTCAATAAACGAAGCAGAACAATTAACTATCGAGCCAGCAAAACAAAATACTCAAGTTATTAAGCAAGGTTCACAGGTTATAGGTTCAGTAACTAATCCGACGTTAGCCGCAACAATAAAGTCAGCAATTGGCAAAGGTGAAATGACTTTAGCCGGTGATAAATTGGGCGAAGGCGATGATGACTATAGCGCCAAAA